TGGTCGATCAAATCTGCAAACTCAGGCCGAAGAGGAACCGTTCCGTTGGTTTCCACTTCAACATACCAGCCTTCCTTTTTGAGATCTTGAAGAAGAGGAATCAGCTGCTTCTGCTGAAGCAGGGGCTCTCCACCCGAAATCACCAACGACTTGGTCGTGCCTTCACTCTTGTTCAGAATGATGGCCAAAACTTCGTCGTGAGGCTTCTGATGCTCCTCTTTTTGTTGATCAAACTTGATTGGGTGAGCAAACTTGGTGCCCTCCCAATTCCACGTATGAGGCGTATCACACCAAATACAGTGGAGGTTGCAAGACGACAAACGAAGAAACACAACAGGTTTCCCCGCATTCTTTCCTTCTCCCTGGACCGTTGGTCCAAAGATTTCATTTACCTTGATCATGACCCTTCTCCCTTTCAAAGAACAAACCAACCTTCAGTATACCTGATTGATGTAAGACAATCAAATCCAAGGGTGCATAACTATTCCCCTGCAGAAACAGCAGATATACTCCCTCCTCCCAGTCACTGCAGGTTTTTGTTTTTTCTTTGAATCACCACTGTAGGATCAGACTGGGGAGTAGAGGTTACCAATACTCTTTTTGCTTCTCTCAAAACCTTTTTAAGGTTCGTTTTACGAAGCTCCAACTCCCCAGCTGTCAACTACTTTGAGATCCTCATACTGGGACCGACCATAAGCTGATCGGCGTCTATTTGAGGACCTCAACTAACCATTTGATGTTTTTATTTCGAGGAAGCGGATAGTTTCTTGCCTCACGTGGTGAATTGTGTATAAAGAAAAACCACAGTTTTTAGGCTGTGGTTTTTCCCCGATTTGATATGCAAATAGCAAATGCGTTGTGGAAGCAAACATTACTGTTTGTGTCCAAGGTGCATTTTACATTTTCTATTTGCATCTGTCAATCTTACCATCTTCATGATTTCTTAATCAACTTTGGGGTCTAGTTTTGCGTTGTTTTAATACGGAATGTCGTTGGGGTCAACTTCTTCTGTTGGGTATTCAGGGGTTTGAGAGTCTTGTGGTTTATTTTTTGGTGTTGGGGCCTTTTCGTCATCTGTTCGCTGTTTAGATCCAAATTGAATCGAATCTCCTACAATTTCTGTTCGATAGTGCTTTACATCATCTTTTTCCCAAGAGCGAGTTTGAAGTCTCCCCATAATCAACGCCTCATCTCCTTTCCGCAAAAATCGATGGGTGTTGTCGGCTTGTTTGCCAAACAAAACTATGTTGTGGTATTCAACACTCTCCTTCTTTTCTCCATCTTTGGTTGTGAAAACGTGATTAGTTGCAATGCTTAGATTGCAAATACTTACGCCGCTTGGTAGCGCTTTGAGTTCAGGATCGCGAGTAAGACGTCCACAGACTGTTGTGTGGTTGAGATTGATTGACATGTTAGTAGGATGCTAGCTGATTAACTTTTTCTTCAATTTCTCTAACTGTTGCAAGTTCGTGCTGACGATATGTTTCGATATCCAACGCAAGATCTTTTCGATTTAGAGTAATCCAATGAAGTGGCTTCGATGGGATTCTGGGATCATAGAAGGCAACGTGGCAGATCTGAAGCTTTTCATTAACAATAAATCCTTGAAGACATTGCTTGACGTACTCTGAGGGGATTGTTTGTTCGAAATAAGCCATCAAGTGACGAGCGGACGACAAACACTTCACTTCAACAACCTCTTTTGCTGAGATGCATCCATCTGGTGAATAAGCCATACTTTCATCTTCATCTGAGACCCAAAGAACCAGATCATTCTTGATTTTCTTTTTGGTTATCTCCGCAAAAACATCAAGAGCTGGTCCTTCAAGTCGAGATCCTCGATCGATGGGTGTTTCGTTTCCTTCCTCAGGAACAGATAGGCGTTCAGCCAACACTTCGTAAAATCCAATCTTATACTCTCGCTTCCCAAGAAGTTCTGATTTGTATTTTTCAGGAATCAATCCCTCAAGAATCTCCCTTTTGTCAGCCTTCTTGTATTCTATCTTCTCTCGATCAAGGATCTTTGAAATCTCATCCTTGGTGACCTCTTTGACGGAGAATACTTCGTTGAGTTTGGATCCTGTAATCTTTCCAAGACGGCCCTTGAGCCAATCCTCTCGACTGCTGTATGTTATTGATTTCATTGTTTTTCTTCTTCAATTACCTCCTCCACAACAGCAACCTCAGCTTCTTTTTTTACCTCTTTGAAACTCTTCTTTTTCTCTTCTTTAGCTAAGAATACTGCGGGATTGGTTTTGAAAATCCCAGGAAGAGACAGCCAATATTTTGCAAGTGCGTAGTCAGACTTGCATTGTCCAATCTTCTCGGTGATTTCATTGATTTCATCCTGCGCTTTGAGTTGCTTTGATTCCTCGAAAGCTTCCATCTCTTCACTTGAAGCAATCTCTCCCTCAGCTCCATATCCGAGAAGCGCCAAAGCTCGTCCTGTTGCGATGGTTTCGAGCTTCTCAAAAATCTTCTCGGTTCCATCATCTTTTCCTGTGGCGTGTCCTCTTGCTTCAGCGCTTCCAGGATCCGACTTGTCTTTCATGATGTGGCAGCTAAAAATGATTCGATCGGTCAGAAATGCGTAAGAAGGAACAATTGATCCTCGAGGACAATCTTGACGAAACTCCAGAAGTCGATCTTTGACTTTTGAGTAATTGATTGTCATCGACTTCATTTCACCCGTCTTTTTGTCTTTGTACTTCTTTTCAATCTTCGTTACCTTTGAGTGTTTTATCGCCACGATGTTTTGACTAGAGATTGTTAATACTTGCCAGATTCAACCCACTGATTGGCTTGTTTGAAGGCGGTTTCTTGTTTTTTGAACCTCTCTCTTCCTATTGCAAGGAATTGCCAGCCAGCCTTAGACATTCGGTAGCGGGCAACCCAATATTCGTTGGGTCGCTTTGTGATCACTGATCGCCTTGTGCTGCTTGTAATTTCCATACTAACCAACAAACTCAGGTGGTTGGAATAGTGGGCGCTTAACACACGCTCGTTCGTGGGTACTCAATCCCGTTCCTCCTCGGCAAGCTCTGTTACAGAATTGGCATCGCTTAGTCAGTGTGTATTTTCGCTTTCTGCGCTCCTTGTAAATCTTTGCGATTGGTGTTTTGTTTGTGGTAACCTCCTGATTTTGTCGTTCAAGAGCATAAGCAAACAACTGAAGGGCCTCCTTCTTGTTTTCGCTTTGCAATGTAACTGTGCCGTTTGTTGTGGTTAGTTTCATGATTATTGATTGTTGTGATTATAATGTCTTTGTTGAGATTGCAGTTCCTCTTCCGCTAATTGTTGGACTGATTGGAATTTATCCTCCAAACAGTCGGTTGATTCTTGGATTTCATCTGCTTCTTCGTCCCACTCTCTTTCTTCTGAGAAGTCTTCTTTTTTCAATATGATGTTTTTGCGCTATTTGTAATATGTGCAGCATATATCAAGCTTGAATCCCTGTCAACTATAGTTATGAACACAGTTAGGGTTGACAGGGTTAGTGAAACAATATATGCTGTAAATATGAAGAAAAAACCATCAACAATATTCAAGGAGGGACAGAACGCATATTTTAAGACTAAGGGCATGTTGGTTGAAGTGCTTATTCTCAAGGTTGGGCAATCCTACGGTCGAACTCGCTACAAGGTGGCTCCGCTTACGGGTAAGGGATCGGCGATTATTGAAAATCTAACAAAAATCTAATGAAATTAGGATTGCGTAGTCGGATCAGATTAATTAACTTAGGAATAGTAGTACTTGTTGTGGGGATTGTTGTTGTTTGGATGGGAGTACTTGCGGTTCATGGTGTAGCATTTATGGATGGTTATGCTGACGCTTTGATTTATGACCAATTTTAACGTCGAAGTGAACACGGAAGGCGGCCCTGTCATGAGCGATGATGGGGAATTAAACTCTACCTTAGAGCGACTGGATTCATACGTCACTCAATTCAGGATCTATGATCAGAAAATCAATGCAATTCCTTGGATATTCAAAACAATATTATTTCCTATTGGGTTTGTGATTGAGGGTTATTGGTTGCGAAAAATGGAAGCCTTGAACAGAGAACTTGGTCAAGGATTAGATGGTGATCAATAAGTGGTGGGTGTGGTAAGATTGAGGGTAGATGGTTGGTTCTTCGGGGTAGTCGGAAAGGTCGTTCGCTATAGCACGCTTTCCTCAAGCTCATGGATATGGCGGTAGTGCAGGGAATAGCGCACACTCCGAGGTAATCCATGGTTCTCCCCGACAAGCCAATCATCGGTGGTGTGTTGCCGTCTGGGGAGTTACGTTGAAGCGGATAGGTTGCTAATGCCCCCGTGGAGAACTTGCTTGGGAGACTGTTTAGCACGGTAGTACCAAGACCCAGACGTGAGCACATCATCAGACAGTGGTTTGTGGGAGGGTTACAGAACGGAAGTAACCCCAGCAGGAGATAATGGTTCGACTCCATTCTTAAGTGTCGTCTAATTGGAAAGGACGCCTGTTCACGTTCTGGGAGCATCGCAACGTCAGTAGGGTTTCTAGACCTATGAGAGTCCGAAAGGAAAAACCCGTTGCCCTTCCCACAAGCTACGGTCATGTTCTTTAATATAGTTTCAGATAGCGGGTGGCGACAGAAGGTAGTCGCGGTGATGGCGTACGGTCATGGACAGGCCCCGTGCGTGGCAATAAAAGCTAGCCAAGTCGGTCCAATATAAACATTTGCAAGGTGACTATACGAGTAAACAATGTGCGTAGATGTAAAACTAATCGGGGACACTATCTCACGCCCCACCTCGTCAAATCCTTGCCCCGCTATCTTAGATTGTGTTAGAATGGACGTACTAGCAAAGATGACCTTAAGAATCCCCTCGTTCACATGATGAGGGGTTTTCTTATCATCCTCGTTATCCACAGTTTTTGAGGGTTGCCGTTGTTGACTATGAGGTATAATGGGGTCAGACGACCTGCACCTTGCCACAATAAGGGTCTCCTCCGCATCACCATATTGAATACGTGCTCAAAAAACGGTTTGACAAGTGCTATATACAGCATTTTCTCCAAATTACGGTGCGGGATCGCAGTCGTCTTGCCGATACTAGGAAGTCAAACTTCTTCTGCAATACTCTTCACTTTCTACCATAGAGAGATTACGCAGAGAATGAGGTCTGGATCGATACCAGACATCGGCCATATTATAAATAAGCAAATCATCAACAAGTGACGCTGATTACAATCAACTCAAGGTTTACTAACTAATTTTTTCTATGCCTCAAAACAACGCTCTAACCCCCGAAGAACTCGAAGCATTAACTAAAGATCTGCAGGAAGTATTAGAAAAACATGGAGCTGAGATGGGAATTACGTCGACCATCAATCTCATGAAGACTCCAATCTCATCCCCTTATGGAACAAACAGTGGAGAAGAAGCCAAGAAAGAAGAGAGCAACCAAGCCGAGCCTGAAACAGAAGCGGGTAGCCAAGAGGGTGGTCAACAATCTTCTTAGTCCTCGACCAGTTTCATTGGGTCAAATTCTAAGAGAGGAGGGATATGGAAGAGTTTCTGAAAGTCCAGCAAGGATAGTTGAGTCGGAAGGGTTCAAGGCTGCCATCGATGAGTTGGGATTGAAGAAGGCTCTATTCAAACAAGGAATCAATCCCGACAAAATCGCAAGAAAGATTGATGTCCTTTTAGAAGCTCGCGATCGCTTGGATCGGGATGATTACACAGCGATAGATAAAGGATTGAAACACGCAACCGCAATCTTTGGAATCATTCAGGATAAGCCTCCAGAATCAAACAAAAACACATACAATTTTGTATTCAGTACCGAGGTTCGAGAGAAGGTTCGAGAGATGGAGGATCAAATTAAGAGTATTTTGATAAAATCTCATGTTGAAACGCCTGAGGAGAATGTGGAATCTCAGCCAGAAGGATCCGGAGATTCTCAACAACCTGACGGAGGAGCAGATCAATCAAATTCCTAATGTTGGAGACGGGAAAGCTGAGTTCATTCCTCAAGGATCCGAAGAGGAATTCAAGCAATTCGAGAATGAGGAGAAAGGAATTAAGGGAATTTTTGGACTATGAGACTGCTGTGTAGGTGGTGTGGAAAGGTTGTGGAAAGAGACATGCGTTTGAGTTGCAACAAAAGAATGATGAAGAAGAGGGGATACCGATCGATCTGCAGTCAATTCAGAAAGCTGTCATACCTCCAAAAAGTAAAATGAGATACGAATACACTCCAAGACCTCTGATAGAAGATCACTACCACATCAGGATGTTGATCGAGAATCAAGAGAAGAGATCTCAAGACAAAACCTACCACCTCGAGAAAGCTAAAACTAGCGCAGAGAGACAGGATCTAATTGATCAGGCCAGGCCATTTATTCAAACTGAGTTCTGGTGTGACACTTGCGGAATTGACTTTAGAGCACAAGCTTTGAAAGAAGTCGAGATTGATTGGAGTAATCCCAATCAGTTTATTGCTTTCTATAAAACAAAATGCTTTGAAGGTCATTGGTGTATCAGATTAATCACTGATAAGCATCGAGACGGGTACTGGGTTAGATCGAAGGCAGTTCATCGAGATCGAGGAGTTCATTACAAGGACACGATTCAGCCTCATGAGACTGGATTTAATATGTTGTATAAGAAAATATAATGCAAATACTTGGCGAAAGACTCCTAGTTTCTAGGATTGAAGACGATAAGAAGGAGGGGTTTCAAACAGTCGACGTTACCGACAGTTTTATTTACAAAGGCAAGATCGAACAAGTTGGAGATCAGTCTTGGGGAACCTCAACGATTTCTACTCAAAGCAAGTTTGAGATTGGCCAGATTGTTTTGTTTGCTAAATACTCTCCAGACACTCAAGAGATTGAGCATCAAGACGTTAAGATGAAGATTATTCGAACCCAGGACGTACTAGCAATTCTGTAATAATGGCAAAAAAGATCGAGAAGGGACACAAAGCGAGGCTTAAAGTTAAGGCTGGAATTGACAAGGCGTGCGACGCTGTTCGTCCAACGCTTGGAGCTGTAGGAATGACGGCATTCATTGAGGTTCCAGGCTTAGATCCTATTGAGTGTGATGATGGAGTAACAATCCTTAGACAACTTGAATTCAAAGATAGACATGAAAATATTGGGCTTCAGATGCTTCGAAAAGCGGGAGTGCGAACCTCAGTCGAAGGAGGAGACGGAACAGCCACAACAACGGTCCTTACTCAAGCACTTCTTGCTGCTGCCTTTGAGGAGCTTGGTCAAGATGGTTCAAATAGTCGTCAAATTAAAGAACGCCTTGCAGAAGGATTACAGGAAGTTCTTGCAGGATTAGAGTATATCAAGCGAGAGGTTTCCGAGGATGACATTGAGAAGATTGCAACCATTGCCTCTCTTGATTCTGATGTTGCAAAACTAATTGCAGAGGTGATTAAGGAGGTTGGTGTCAAGGGAGTAGTTACTGTTGAGAAGGGAGCTCAGCTTGGGTATTCAAAAGAGGTGGTCAAAGGAGCTCGATTTGATCGAGGTCTGATCTCTCCATATTTCGTTAATGATCACGAGAATATGCAGACAGTCCTCGAGAATCCCTACATCATTCTTGTTGATCGAAAGATTAGTACTAATGAGCAGATCATTTCTTTGTTGAATTCAATTGGAACAGGGAATGATATTTTGATTATTGCAGACGACGTTGATGGGGTTGCTTTAGGAACTCTTGCTCAGAATGCTGTCAATAAAGTTGCAAATATTGCTTGCGTTCGTAATCCATATACTGCAACTCCAGCTCGAGACTTCCTCCTTGATATAGCCGCTCTAACGGGAGCAACAATCATTTCTGAGGAGAGGGGCATGCGACTTGATAAGCAAACCAAAGAAGTTTGCGGACGAGCCGAGAAGGTAATTGTGACCAAGGATCGAACCACCATCATTGGAGCAGTGGAAACTCCTGAGCTTTGGGATCGAATTAAGGTTATTCAGGGAGAAATTGATACAACAACCTCAGAATACCAGAAAGAGATCCTTGGTGATCGCTTGGCTGCTTTGACGGGAGGTATTGGAGTGATTCGAGTTGGAGCCTACACAGACACCGAATTCAATGCTAAGAAGTACAAGTTTGAGAATGCAATTAATGCTACTCAAGCAGCTCTTCAGGAAGGGATCCTTCCAGGAGGAGGTCTTGGATTGGCTATGGTTGCATTTGATCTTGATGAACCAATGTTCAAGAAAGCGCTATTTGCTCCAATGGGTCAAATGATCACAAATGCTGGAATGTTCCAGCCAACACGACTCCAGAAGCTTCTCTGCATTTCACCTCGAGTTGCCATTGATTCTGTTAATGGTATTGGAATTGACTTCAAAAATAAGAAGTACGTCAATATGTTCGAAGCTGGAATCATTGATCCATTCAAAGTAACCAGACTTGCTCTCGAGAGTGCTGTCGCAATCACTTCAGCATTGGTTGGAATGGAAACCACAATTATTACTGACGATGAAGAAATTAGTTAAGCAATACTACTCAATTCTTCAGTGGATCGTCACTGAGAGTATTGTTTCAGAAAAAGGAGAACGATTTGATTTCAAAGATCGCCCATTCCTAATCGACATTCTTACTGACTGGAATCCAACCATTGTTATGATGGCGTGTGCTCAGGTTGGGAAAAGTGTCGTGTTCTCCTTGAAGTCATTGTTTGCAGTTAAGTATCTCCACTTCAACATCATCTATACGATGTCTAGCGACAGCGACGTTGTGGAGTTTGTGAACTCCAAATTCAACAAAATTGTTCAAGCAAACTACCATGAATTTGAGGGAATGGAGACCGACAATGTTGAAAGAAAGGAGTTGAATGATCGGTTTATCTTCTTCAAGGGTACCAACTCAAAGACTGCTGCAATCTCGACTACTGCAGACCTTTTGGTTCATGATGAGATTTCTCGTTCAGATCAAGGACAAATCGAGACATATAAATCTCGAACCAAAGCCAGTCAATACAAGGGAAGATGGATGTTTTCTAACCCAGGAATTGAGCGTGACGAGCTTGATATTCAATTCCTCAAATCAGATCAGAAGGAGTGGGTGATTACGTGTCCTCATTGTCAAGATCAACACTTTCTTCAATGGCCTGAAAGCATTGATCTGGATAACAGATGTTATGTTTGTCGGCAGTGCAAACAGCCTATTTCAGACGATGTTCGTAGGCAAGGTAAGTGGGTTCCTCAAAATCCTGGAGCAAAAACTAGTGGCTACCACATATCTCACTTGATGTGTCCATGGATTTCAGTCGATGAAATTATCGATGATTCAGAGGGAGATCCCGCCTACTTCAACAACTTTGTTCTTGGAAAGAGTTATAGTCCTGGCGATCTAAACGTCACCAAAACAACAATTCTTGACTTGTGGACTCCTCGAGATTTGAACACAACAGGGAGTGTCTTTCTTGGGATTGACGTAGGAAACATCAAACATTATGTCTTGAGGTCTGAGTTGGGCCCATTCAAAATAGGAAGAATCACCAAAGACTCTGAAATTGACGACATTATCAATTTCTGGAAGCCTACCGCTGGTGTAATTGACGCAATGCCAGACAACACTCTGTCAAAATACTTGATTGAGAAGTATCCATTCATGAAGATGTCGTTTTTCCAGGAAAACAACAACAATCCTCAAACAATTGTCTGGTGGGGAGAGGGTGATAAGCGGGGAATCGTCTATTCTCACCGTGATCGAGTCCTTGATCGACACCTGACAAACATGATGGAAGCTCGACATTCAATAGGCTTGAAGACCGACAAGGAGTTTCTTCTCTACATTAAGCATTATGAGACGTTGAGGCGAACAAAAGTGGTCAACAATAAGGGGATTGAGCGGTATGTTTGGGACTCAACCACTGGAGAAGATCACTATGTCTTTGCTGATTTGTATGCGTATTTAGCAATGCTTGGAAGTGGAGCGGGGACATTCTTTGGAGAGCCAACCAGCGCTGATTTGCCCCCAATAATCAACGCCGACAATGTCTATGACGTCAGTCGAGCATTTGCTGATAACAACCAATAATCATGGAAAAAATCGCTGTTTATGTTGCAGATCAAGAGGCTGGCAAATTCCTGCTGTTTCAGCAGTATTTTGAGCCCTTTTCGATCATGATTGACGCTGATTTGTTCTCGATTCGTAATGGATCCGCAACACTCCACTTCGATTCCAATGGGACTCTCCAAACAATCAATCGTGCAGACGTCCTCTATTCTCGAAGACATCAGTTATGAACAGGTTAGCCCTAGCCATCTGAACCTTTTTGTACTAGACTGGGATTAACAATTAAATATCTTCCAAACCCAAACAATGGGCGGAGACTCACAAGAGTTTCTGCCCATTTTTCGTTATGAAAATCGACGTATCCTCATTCTCAGATCAAGAAAAAAAAGAGTTGGTCAACAACCGATGGATGTCTTCGTCTGAGGTTTGGGATATCGTCGATCGAATCTACAAACAGAACACAGCCATCTACGCCAATCAATCTTCTTGGCTTGAGAGTATAAATTACGTTCGAAAGAAGTGGATTGTTCAAGCAAATAGAATCTTTGTAAATATGGAAGCGGTGATCAATTCCTTGATCGCTAATCCTCCTGGGATCAACATTCTTCCTGCTCGTGACGGAGAGGTTGCTCAAGATTTTGCTCGAAAGCTCGAACGATTCTTTCAGAAGAAATATCTCGATCTCAACACCAAAGAGGTTATGCGTATGGCTCTTCGGAACCTCTACTTTGCTCGACTTCTTGTTATTAAAGCATTCTGGAACCCCCTAATCAACGACTTTGATTTCCGAGCTCTTGATCCTCGAAAGGTTCGAGTTGGCAAGTATGCTCGAAAGGAGATTGATACCGAGTTTGTTATTGAAGAGATTGAAGACAATCTTTGTGCTATTTGCGATCGCTTTCCTTCAAAGAAAAAGGATTTGATGAAGAAGTATGGAATCTCAAGTGAAGCTCAGCTCTACATCAAGAATCCCGACGTTGTATACAAGGAAGCTTGGATCCAAGACTATGTTATATTCAAACTTGAAGACATTATTCTTGGCTGCATCAAGAATCCATATTGGGACTGGGACGGCATTTTGATTACCGAAGAGGAGGAAGCTGAACTGTCAACTCTTGAAGGAGATGGACGACGCGATAAACTCCAAGCAATCAAAGCTGAGCAGGGCACCCGAGAACAAGAAATGATTCCCCCTCCAAAGAAGGGACTTCTCGAAAGAGGTGTTGATACCGTTAAGTCATTGGTTGGGATGGAGGTTGAAGATAAGCAGGAAGGCGAATACTCGGAACAGGAACCTCAGATCAAATACAAGCCATTCTACTTCAACTACTTCGACTTCCCTCGAAAGCCATACATCTTTGCGACAATCTTCAACAATAAGAATTCACCAATTGGTAGGACCGACATGATCACTCTGTCATCCCAACTTCAGATGGGAATCGACAAGCGAAAGATGGATATTGATGAGAATTGTGAGCTTGCAAATGGAATTGTTAAGGTTGATGCAGAAGTAATGTCGAAGTCAGACGCTCAACGAATTCGATGGGAAACCAAAGGAATTATCTGGGGTAAGGGAGTTGTTAATGGAGTTCAGCGAGAGACAGGAGGAACTCTTCCTCAAATGGTCTTTGATGACATGATTGATTCTCGATCTGAGATTGACAATATTATGGCAGCAACCTCAGCATTCCGTGGAGAGAGACAAGGACAAGAAACCAAAGCGGGGCGCCTTGCTTTGATTCAGCAGTCATATCTTCGCCTTAATGAGTTGGTTCAAGTTGTTGATTTTGCTTACCACGAGATGTTCTCTTGGGGAATGCAGCTTGCAAAGACTCGATACACTGAATATCACTACGCAAAATGGATGGGCAAGGAAGGAGCTCGCGAAGTCATTGAGCTTATCCAAGACGACTTTGAGACTGGATCTGAAATCTCAATTATTGCTGGAAAGACTCTTCCAAAAGATGATGAATTCAAGTTTGAACAGGCTCAAAACGACGTTGCTGCTGGATATATTTCACCAGTCGACTACCTCGAGATTGCTCAATACGACAACTCAAAAGAGCTTGCCAAGAATGCCGTTCTCTATCAACAGAATCCAATGGAAGCCGTTGGTATTGGACAAGCTGAGATGCCTGTTCCATTTACTCCAGGTCAGCTGACGCCAGAACAAGTGGCAGTCTCAACACCGGAGATGGCAGCAGTGTCATCAGCGACAGTTCCTACACAATAGAATATATGGGGCGAGCGCATCCTACACGTTCATTAGTCGATAATTTGACCAAGCAATTCACATTCAGTCGCAAGACCAAGTTTGTGAAGGGGCAGTCGTAAAATTATGCCAGAAGAAGAATCAATCGAGGTCGCTCCCAGTGAAGAATCAGGAAATGTTCCTGCTGAAGCACCAAGTCAGCCAGCCGAGACAGCAGTTGTTCCAGCTGAATCAACGGAACCAGAAACGCCAATCGCACCAACTGAGCCTGAGCTTTATGAGCTCCCAGATGGCCGAAAGGTAGACGCAGCAACTCTTGCGACAGAATTCAAGGATAACTTCCTTCCAGAATTCACACGAAAGTCACAAAAGTTGGCTGAGTTAGAAAAACCCCCAACAGATCCTCAACCTCCAAAGAGTCCCTACGCTGATCCTGAATACGTTCCTAAATCATATGAGGAAATCATTAAGGCAGCAGAAGAGCGAGCTTTGCAGACACTTGCCCAACGTGAAGAGCAGAGAATTGCCCAAGAACAAGCAATCGAAACAGCAGTTGCAACCCAACTGTCTGAAGTAAAGAAGCTTGATCCCAACGTCAATGAAAATCAGCTATTCCTTCACGCAAACAAGTATGGATTCAGAGATCTGACTGTTGCATACCAGAATATGAAAGACATGTCTGCTATCGTCAAGACTGTTCAAAAGCAAACTGCTGAGAACATTCAAAAACGACAAGATCCCGTCTCAGTATCTCCGGGAGCAATCGGAACAGCCTCTGATCCTTCAGCTTTTGCAACTGCTCGTGACTACCTACGGAGTCTTAAAACTTAGCAGTCACTTAGTATTAATTATGATTTTTAACGCAGCAGTCACGACTACAACTCGTGAATACATTATCAAAAAGGTCTTCGACCAAGTAACTACTGGAACTCCAGGTCTTATGACCTTCCTCCAGAAGCCAAAGGAGTGGACATCTGGAACGACCTACGAATTCCCAATCAAGTATCAAGATACTACGAATGGTGGAAACATGGGTATTGCAGATCGTCTTGACACAGATCGACAGAACGTACGTGTACGCGCTTCTTTCAACCTCAAGGCAGCAAACAAGCCTGTAGTAGTAGCAATCGCTGAAACTACAGCAAACATGGGAGATGAGAAGATTGTCGATCTTTTGAATACTGAGTTTGATTCACAAGGTCAATCTCTTATGACTCTCATGGCTCAGAACCTCTATACTGGAAACGGTACAGGAAATGATTGGGATTCACTTGCAAACGCAGCGTCAGATTCGACACTATTTGCAACATACGGATCTCTTTCACGATCAGCCTACACAGCGTGGAATGGTTACTACCTTGCTGCTACTGGTGCCCTCACTCTTGCAAAGCTTGCAACCGCTGATGACGCAGTAACGATTGGTGTAGACAGCCCAGATCTCGCTCTTACAACTAAGGCACTTTGGTCTTCTTACGAAGCCCTTCTTACCCCAACAGTACGAGCAAACTTCTCAACAGCTGGATATCCACGCATGAATGCATGGGGAGGCGTTCCTTCAACACCAGGACTTGGTGGTCAGCAAGGATTCGTTTATCTAACATTCCGTGGTACTCCAATTGCAAAGGATGAGCAAGTGCCATCAGGTAAGTTCTTCCTTGTAAACACAAAAGGCTTCGGGTTCGTAGGATTCAACTATGAGGATGCTGATATCATGACTGCAAACTTCAAGCAGACATCAGATGCAGTACCAAGTGGTGTTCCAGGAAACGTCAAGTCAACTCGTGGCTTCCAATTCCGCAAGATGATGAGTCCAGTTGATCAGCTTACAAAGGTTGGGTACTTGATCTACGCAGGAAACTTCGTAGCGACAGCACCACGCCTCAACGGAACACTCGCTGGAGCATCTTAATAGCTTGCAGATGGAACCAATTGGGTTGCAGTAGCTCAGTCGGGAATATTTGCAGCAGCGTAACATTAATAAGAATTGCTAATTCAAATGGGGGAGAGCTAAGAACTCAAACCTGAAAAAATATGAACCAGATTTCATTCCAAAACGTCTATCAAACCATTACACAACGAGGTGAATTTAAGCTTGGACAACGAGCTTCTACACCAGATGGTCGTGAATGGCGATTTGTTACTTCAACCACTCTTGCAAATGGAAACATTGCAGTTCCAGTTGCGGTAGCAAGCTCAGATCTTTACTCGTCATCAACTGATTCGCAAGGTCGAATTGTCTACGCAACACGAGCAGCAAATGCACTGACCGTTGGCGCATTCGAGGATGCAATTGGAGTTGTTGATGACGGTACGGGTGTTGGACAGACATTCAAGATCCGAACAAACTCAGCGACAACCTTCACACTTTATCCAGAAACAGCACTCACAACCGCTCTTTCAGTTGCAGACTCTGACCTTACCTACATCGGTATGGCAAACTGCCGAGTTGCTGCAGTTACTTCAAAGATTCAAATGACTCAGGGTGGTGCTCAGGTAGCATTCACTTCAGGTGATTATGGATGGCTTCTCCAGCGTGGAGATGGCCGAGTGCTTGCTGGTGAAGTTCTTGTTGTTGGTGCCAGCTTCGTTTCAGGAGACGACACTACAGGACAAGTTGTCAAAGGAACCACCGCAAAGGGTGGATTTGACGAACAGACTCTTGGTTACTGTATTGTTGCAAATGCAGGAGCTGACCAAAACACACTTGTTCGCTTCAACGTAGCGTAACGCTTCTGCCTCCCAAATACTTGGGAGGTGGGGTGCGGGATACTACCGCCAGAAGAATGACAAAGCTTCTGTTATTAATTAAGGTTTTATGATGAATAATCCTATTCAAAGTAACCCCAACGACTACAAAGTAGTTACCTTGACCAACAAGGAAACCTTTGGATTCACTCCTGATCTGGGCTGCATGTATGACGGCCGCCCCATCTTTGGTACCTCAGGAGCGTCAGGCATTCAGCCTGGTGAGAGTGTCACACTTCCATATCACGTCGGTAATTTACTAGCGCTAAATCTTGCAAAAGCAGCAATGATGAGGCGAGCTCCAACTATCGATGCGGCAGGAATACCAACTGGAGTCCCTCTTTGGGATGAAGTTAAGCTTTTGGCATTAAAAGGATCCTATCTGACCGAGCTCTACGTAGAGGAGCAGCCAGCAATGGTGACGGAAACCGATCGACTTATGGCAAAAGTTGAAGAATACAAAGCGATGGTCGAAAAATTGATACCAAAGCAAGAGGATGGCAATTCTCCAGAGTCAAATCCAAGCGAGCCAGAAGAGGTGCCAAGTGCTCCCTCTAAGACATACCTGGATAAGGCAGAGATTATTGCAGAACTGACCAAGCGAGGAATCAAGCATGACCCCCGCTCAACTCGAGATTCATTGAAGAAATTGCTTGTAGACTAACGAAAGTTGGTGTGCAAAGACAATTTGATGAGGGTGCAAGCCCCTCCACCAATTATATGGAAATCATAGAAGTAGAAAAAAAGAAAATGGACGCCATAAAGTCTCTCGCCACGCTCAATATGCAGGTGAGTGAGGCGAGAGTTCTGCTCTCTAAAATGCAAGAGGACGAAAACGCATACATTGTGCGTCGCGAATCTGAAACATTGAAGCGAATTGCACAGATTGTTGACGAATCAAGACAGGTAATCCTAGACGCTCACGGAAACTACAAGGATGTTAACGACTTGATCAAATCAGTCACTGGTTTTGTTGAGTTTCTAGCAGAATCAGGAGAAAAGCTCGAAGAAATGGTGGCGAAGTTGAATGAACGTTCATTGGAATGGGAAAAGAAGGTTGAGGAAGACGAAAAGAAGCTCGAAGCTATCAAAAATCTCATACAGATAGACAAGGTTACACTTAAAAACGACAAAGACTCACTGAAACGCAAGGAGAAAAGTATCCGAGACCTTGAAAAGAAAATACTGGACCAGCGTGCGACATTAGAGAGGGCAATTATCCGACTTAGGGAAAACAGAATATAGATATGGCAGACAGAATAGCAATTATTGCGCCAATGAGTAGTGCAAATACTCCACAAATCCTTACGAGCGCTGGTACGGCACTCGCCGCAAATCCGGTTAGGGGTGGATGGATGATCCAGAACCTCGATACGGAACCACTCTTCGTTTTATTTGGGTCAGGTGCATCAACATCAGTATTTCACGTAATTCTAAAAGGGGGAACTGCGCCGGATGACGGAAACGGTGGTCTTGTTGCTCAAACTGAAGGTAGTGTGTACACAGGTATCGTTACAGTGGCAGGCACAACACCACGATTCGTAGTAACAGAATTTACACAATAGCATGCAATTTTCTCAACCAGGTGAAGGAATCGTGACTGATAAGACTCAAGCAGAGAGCAAGCGAGTTACTGCGCTTCGTAACCAAGTCACCGTTTTAGAAGGGGAGACCATTCGTCTTAGAGATCTTATTAACGGAGAAAAGTATGAGGTGGGCCAGCTTGTAAAACAGAAAGAAGAGTTGTTAAATCAAATTCCTGAATTGCAAACAAAAGTTGATTCTTTGCTAAAAGAAATTGGTTCGTCACAAGCAAGTCTGGACTCAATGAAAAAAGAGTACTCAGAAGCGAATGATCGTGTAATTTCACTTCGTGCGGAGGTGGAGGTAATAAATAGAGATAATGAGGAAGCAAAGAGTGGTATTGAAACAGAGAAAGAAAATCTAAGATTGGCCAAGGCGGCGTTGGTGTTGCAAGCAAAAAGAGTGGCGGACAAGGACACAGAATTAGAGGAGAAATTGAAGAGTTTACGTAATATTATTTTGTAACATGACGGTATTCTCACCAGGTCTTGGAGCATCATCAAGCGGTTCAGCCGTCATAATTGAAGACGCTGGTGGGGAACAAGTTACCGTTACGGATGGAAAACTTGATGTAAATGCTTCAATTGACGCAACGGGGTTGGCTACAGGCCAAAACCAGGAGAGTCAGATTGCTCTAGCTACAACACTTGGAATTCTGGTCGAGACCCTCAACGAACTAAACGCCCGCCTCATGGTTCTTGCGAGCATGGCGAACAGTGGTGCACCATCACTACGAGTGACCCCAATAGCATCAGTGTCAACTGCGGTTACAGGGACACTTACCGCTGTAACTACAGTAGGAACAATCACCAACTTTGGAACATCAATACCCGCATCTGAAATGGCCCACGACATTAACAACACAACAGCGGTTTTGGCGAATATTAACAACGTATCTATAACAGCATAATATGGAAACACAGAACAACGTACCGATTCTCAATAGAAAGGAGTGGCAAACAATGACGCCAGCGCCAACCACTACTGCTGCGGGTGCGTTCGTTGTCTCTAGTACGTCTGCAAATCGCAAGTATTCGTTGTATGTGGTGTCTGCTACCGTCCATTATCTCTATGACCACCTCGAAGACGACTGGCTACCAATAGCATCAGGAGCGTTTGGAGGAACATTTGGAGCAGGAGCATGTGGCGCACAACTTCCATGGTCTGTTACCTACACCGCAACAGGAGGGAGCACCACTACCGTCACCGTAAACTCCGCAACCCACAACATCAACGGAAACGTCGTAGGAGATGAGATTGAGTTTCTTTCTGGTACCGCAGGAAACATTGGTCAACGAAGGACTATTACCGGAATCAAAACCAACATTGGCACAGGAACAATAACTATCACATTTAATGCTGCACCTAACAGTGTGGCAAACAACGATACATTCCGCGTTTCTTCAGGTTCTTTCTTTGTGCTTTGTGCGGGTACCCTCGCCGCAACGTCATTTAAGCGCTACGACATAGCGACAGGTGCATGGTCTTCCCTTACTAATACCGGACTTCCTGCCTCATGGGGAACTGATGGACGTATGGTGATTCCGTACATCCGCACTGATTCATACGACTCAGGAACAGCAACTTCAGGAAGTACTACTACACTTGTATGTACCGGAAAGGGTTGGACTAATGACCAGTGGATTAACTATCAAGTACGCATCACCGCAGGAACAGGTGTGGGGCAGAAGTCTCGAATCACTGACAACACTTCAGACACCCTTACATTCGGAGCTGGGGCAACTATAGATGCAACGTCAGAGTTTGTTGTCGAAGGAGATGAGAACGCTATCTATGTACTTGGAAACAACGCGGTGACGATGTACAAGTATTCAATCTCAGGTAACACATGGGCTACCGTAGCTCCTACAACCGCACGAGCTGGTGCTCCTATTGCTGGCATGAGTGCTGACTGGGTAGGTGAAACAGGAAACGCTACATGGGCTGACATCACTGACATCAAAGACGGGCGATATATCTACTCAATCCGAGGCGGTACATCTGTTATTGACCGTTACGACATCTCTGGTGGTACAAACGGTGCGGGTGCGTGGACAGCAGTAACCTATCAGCCATCTCTCCAAACCTTCGCTACTGGAGACTCAACAGAGTGGTCAGGACAATTCATCTACATTGCAAAGGAAGGAACCGCAGCAATCCCGCAACGATTCTATAAGTACGACCTCATTGGTAACACAATGGATCCACTCACCTCAGATTGGTACTTTGGTGGCGCGGCACTTCTTGGGAATAAGATTTGGATCAAAAATCTCTCAACCGCAGGAACCATCAAATGGTTGTACTGTTTGCAGTCAACCTCAACCAATCTCCGTAGGATAATGCTTTTCTAATATGACAAATGCACTAAAAGACCAGAATAACGTACACTCACGTCTAGGGATCCTCTTTTCGGACGGTGTGACTACAATACCAATCCGTATAGACGAGGCTACTGGTGCTATGGGCGTCAATTCTACAGATGCAATCACTGTGCCGTGGCCAGCAATATCACCACGAGATGAGAATTACCAGTTCTGTATGACATTCATGGGTTCTGATGGTTTAACCTACCCATGGGCAGTTGATGCAGATGGGAACGTACTTATAGATACATAATTACCAGTAATTTAACTACTATGGCTGAAGCAGCAAGAGACCAGAACCACGTAACCGCAATGCTCTTTGTTGGTTCTGATGGTTTGACGCATAACGCAGAGGGCGACCAGGTTACAGGGCGCCTGTACGTTGATGTTGGAGGTGGGATGTTCGACCTCACCGTCGGTGAAGACGGGGGCGCTTCGTATTCAAATGTCGATACTATTCTATTTGATGGCGCAACTGTCACTGATGATGGGGGTGGGCAAGTAACTGTTGCGGTAACGGGTGGGACTGGTACTGTTGATGCAGTAGTAGGAACCGCAAATCGAATCACGGTTGATTCTGCCGATCCTGCAAACCCCGTAGTAGATATTTCTGCAAGCTATGTTGGTCAGGCTTCAATTACTACACTTGGAACGATTGGAACTGGTACATGGAATGCAACCGCAATCGCAGTGAATAAGGTGGCCGCCATTACCGCTAGTCGTGCGGTGGTATCTGATGGCTCAGGCTTCATATCAGCGGCAACCACAACCGCAACAGAGATTGGATACGTAAATGGTGTTACGAGTGCAATCCAAACGCAGATTAACGGCAAGCAGGCGACAATTACGTTTGGAACGGGCGTTCAGACAGCACTTGGAGTGAATGTTGGTACTGCAGGATCTGTCGTAGTAAATGGAGGTGCACTTGGCACTCCATCGTCAGGTACGGTCACAAACCTCACCGGTACTGCTTCAATCAACATTAATGGTACCGTGGGCGCTACAACCCCTACCACGGGCGCCTTTACGACACTTGTGGCGGGTTCAACAACATCACTTCTTCTCGGAACAGCGGGTTCAGCAGTAGGTAACATCGGCTTTAGAAATGCCACATCAGGAACAATCACTCTTGCTCCAGTCACAGGAGCACTTGGAACAGTGACTCTTTCTCTTCCTGCGGCTACTGACCAGCTAGTAGGACGTGCAACGACTGACACACTCACCAACAAGCGTCCACAGCCTCGCACGGCATCTTCAACGACCGCTTCAAACCTCTCTCCAGACCTTGCAACAGCCAACGTCTACTACCGAACTACTCAGACAGCAACACTTACGATTGACGCGCCAACAGGCAGTCCACAACCTGGTGAAACCATAATGATTTATGTTGACTCAGCAGGGGCACAGACACTTACCATAAACTCAACGTATAAGGCATTTGGCGCAGCATTCCCTGCTACCACAACTGCTGGTAAAACATTCATGATGAGTGCTCAGTATAATGGCACAGATTGGAAGACCTTGTGGGCTAATGCAGTGTAAAATATGTCACTCACAACTAACTTAATTGAATACTGGACACTGGATAGTACGCTTAATGGTAGTTTGGGGTCTATTAACCTTGGTCAAACAGGGTCATCTGCCGGATATGAAACTGGAATTATTGGGAATGCCATGCGTTACAATGGTGCCACTGGTGTTTTTAACACTATCTCACACACATCTGCTTTAGCAGCAGGTACAGTGAATCTCTGGTTCTATCGTATTGGTAATGGCTCTGGTCCATTTTGGAGAATCTTTTGCAAAACACAAGTCGGAGTGACCGACGCTTTATTGTTTGGAACAACCAATCAAGGGCGAAGACTTCAGGTAATGATTGCTGACACATCCATATATGTAGAAGGTGTTGACCAGTTCTCCGATACCACTTGGTACATGTTGACCCTTACATGGGATGGCTCAAACATCATCACTTACGTGAACGCTTCTTCGGTTAACAATACAGCAAGTGCGGTTACTGTGGCTGCAAATGCACAGCCGTATACTATTGGTGGCTGGAGCGGCAACACTTCTCAGCAATCCAACTGTCGTATTGACGAAGTAGGTTTTTGGAGTCGAGCACTAAGCGGAGCTGAAATCTCTCAACTCTATAATGCAGGTGCTGGTATACAATATCCCTTTTCTGGTTCTAGTTTCACACCCGCACCTCTTATGCATCACATGGCTATAAGCGGTGGCTTAATGTAAATATATGCCTGAACACATACCAACAACACAAATATTAGCACATGGAGCAACGGCTTTATTTGGCGCACTTACTCATGCATTGACGGCACAGCGAAAAGGTTTGACTAAAAACTTCTCAGATTTTCTTGCATTGATGGTAATTTCATCATTTTCAGGCCTAATGTTTGCATTAATGGGTATACATCTATTTGGGGGAGATCAATACATAACCCTGACAATGGCGGGTACGGGAGGATTCCTTGGAGTGGAGGGAATGGCGTGGATAGTAGAGAGGATTCGTAATTTTTTGATCAAATAATATGCCAAACAATCAAGATTTGATGAATAGAATAACTCAGTTAGAGCGACAAGTTGCTATTCTTATCAAGTGGAAAGAGGAGAGGGAGAAAAATCAGCTCAAATATCCTCTCGATAAGGCAACCATGTATGCTTTAGATAACGCATTTCGAAACTTTACTTTCACAGGAATTAGCGTCAAAGACGTATTCTTCTCTC